CTGCCTGTGCTTTCATCTTTTCGATCTTTGAATCGAGTGAGCGTGATTCTTCAACGAGTGAGTCGACCTTTGTGGTTTCCTCTGCTGTGAGGTCAGTGCGGTTCTCTTCTGCTACTGCTTCGAGAACTGCGTCCATCTCTGACTTGACTGCATCACGACGCTCGATCAACTTATCAAGGAAAGACTTTGACATGTGTTGATCTCCTTCTGATTATGGTTTGGATCAAAGTGGTGTCACTTCATCTCGCGGCGCATGTTGGGTGCGAGAGGCGCTCCGGCTTTGTATCTGCTGATTGCAGCAGAATTCTACTTTGTATTTTGTACGATTGCTTTTGCGAGTCGAAGAGAAATCTTGCGACTTGCATCTTCTGGACTTGGTTCTGGCAATGGATCAATTGGTGTAAGTGTGGAGGCTTTGTGTCCTACGAGAGTTTCTGTTGCTTGCCATCCATCGCGAACTTCTTCATAAATTCTAATCAAAACAGCAGGATCGTCGTCTTCGGCTGTGATCGAGAAATCTGTTCCTGGGATTCCTAGAACGCCTTCTCGCATAACATGTTCGATTCTGCCGCGTGCGGTTCCCCCTGAAGAATCCCAGGATACGAAGCTGCCGACTGTGTCGACTGCTCGAATTGTGTCTTCTTCCATCTCTGGCTCTTCTGAAATTCCGAGAACTGTTTCCAGCATGGATTTTCCTTCTCCAAGATATTCGTATGATTCGTCGATCTTGTCGAGAATGGCCTGAATTACGATCAGGCTTTCGCCGGTAATTTCGCGGCCTTCCCTGATTGCCTGTCGAGCTGCTGCGATCTGTTCCCTGGCTTCGACTGTGGTTGTTGGATATGCCGGGTAAGTGACGACTGAAACATCGCCATCTGCAAGTGATAATTCTGTAAGGGTGCGCTCTGTTCTGCTGTCGTTCCACTTCTGGCGAATGACTCGGAATGCAAAGCTCATCTGATCCACGTCGCCGCGCTCGACGAGGGTGTAAAGGTCGCGAGCTGCCTGGGTGTCTGGCAGATCGGCGTCCATGTAAAGGCCGACGGTGTCTTCTTGAAGGCGAAGGGTTCCGTTCTTGGTTCTTGCCAATGGCAGCCCTTCGTGGTTAATCAAAAGGCGAACATCTGGGGTTTCGGTCAGCGTCTTGCGGAATGCGCCGGGTGCGATTCTTTCAATAAATGGAAGCGGCACGCTGTCGTTATTGAATACTGCTGCGTATCCGGAGAGGCGCATGGTTCCGTCTTCTGCCTGGCGTGCTTCTACGTTCTTGATCGTGAAGGTGCGGCGTTCAATTTTTTTCATTTTTCTCCTTGAGTCTGCTTCTGCGTCGAGTGCGTCTATTTTTCTCTGCGCCCAGTTTTGTGCTCGGTCGCTGAAGTCTGAATCTCCGCCCCATAAAAGCCAGGCGACTAATCCTGCGCCTGGGTATTGTGGATCGGATGGGTTGCTGTTCTTTGGGGCTTGGCCGTCGACTTTGTGTCTTGCAAACCAGGGGGCCATTTTCCTGATCTTGTTTTCGGTGATGTTGCCTGCTGCCATCTCGCGAGCTTCTCGCTTGGTTCCTTCTGTGAGGCCGTCGCCGCCGTATCCCTCTGCCAAATATTTCAAGCCGCGCTCTGCGTTTGCCTGAATAAAGGCCGGGACTGATAAATCAACGGCTCGCTTGCTGACTTCGCCGCCTGGTTCCATGTCCTCTGCGATCGAAACTGCCACCATCTGGTCGATCGCGTCTTGCTTATTTTCGTGGCATCCGATCGTGGTGTATGTGCCGTCTGCTTCTTCTTTAACGGCTGCCCATCCTGCGCAGTCGCTCTGCTTGTCGCTTATGAAATATGGCATTTATTCGACCTCATAAACTGATGCCGGATCTCCTGGGTCAATTGTGGAGACTTGCTGAAGCTGGCTGCTTGGTACTCCTGTGTGTGCCATCGGTGGCAATCCGACGGCTTCTGTTACGGCCTTTGGATCGAAGCCCACCTGGATCAGGCTTGCTGCAATCTCGGCACGCAGCTTGAGGCCGACGTCTGGTGCATCTGCTGCGTCGATATTCTGCAATGGCACTCTAAATTGATCGCCTGCTTCTCCGAGTGGTGCTAAGTCTTCAACGGCGCGGACGTCGTTTAGTGATAGGAATCCTTCGCGAAGGCCCTTCGTGTATGCATCGAAGCGCTCGAGTGTTGTTCCTCGAAGCAATGCGTCAAGATTAAATTTGATGAATCCGTCCGGTTCTGGAAGTAATTCAGAAAGTGATTGCTCGATTCTTTCCAATAATGGACGAAGTGAATGTTGAACGAATGAAAGGTTCTGCGCTTCAACGCTGGCGAAGGACATCGATCCTGCTACTGGATGTCCGAGAAGGCTTAGCGGTACTCGGAATAATCTTGCGATGTCTTCAACGTTGAATCTTCTTGCTTCTAAGAGCTGCGCGTCTGCTGCGTTCAGTGTGAGTGGGCGGAATGAAGCGCCGCCTGAAAGAATTCCGATCTTGCCTGCGCGATATGGGCCTGTGTGTGTGATGTTCCAATCGCGGCCGATGTCGCTTGCCTGCTCTTCTGTTAATTCGCCCGGCACTTCAATGACTCCGCCTGGGTTTGCTGCGTTGCCAAAGTATGCGGCTGCGTATGTGTCTGCTGCCATCGCTGCGCCAATGGTTAGACGAGCTGCTGCGATTGGGCCGAGGCCATAGAGCGATCCTGGAAGTCTAAAGAGTGGGATGTGTTTGATGTCGCGTGATGTAAGAATGCGCGAATATGCGCCTTCTGCATCTCTCATCTTGTAGATAAGTGGTTCGCCTGGACGTGGTCGCTCGATTCGAATGTCGTCTGGGTGGATGCAATAAACTTCCTGCACTTCGTCCATGTCATCGCGCACTGTAAGAATGAAGGCGTTGCCATGAATGTTAAGTGAAGCGATGATCTGCTCATAAAATTCGACGCGTGATGCTTCTGGGTTTGGTTTGCTTACCCATGTTGGTTGCGATCCATAAACGCTGGCATATGAGATTCTGTTTCTGCCACGTCGAACGTATGCTGAAAGTGGCAATGAAGAAATCGTATCGCCGAGTAATCGAATGCATGCATAAACTGTCGACATGCGAATTGCAGATTCTGCTGTGACGTCGATTCCAGATGGGGCCATGTAAGCAGGGCGTCCTGGGATAAGTGGTTCCACCCATTGACTATTGTTTGTGCGCTTTTGCTCTGCTTGCTTGATTCGCTTCGATAGACTCATCAGTTAGCCTTTTCTGTTATCCATACTAGGAATGCGCCTAGTGTAATTAATGCGATCGGTAATGAAAGCATTCCGATTCCTGTGGTCACTAATGTTACGCCGGTAATTTCTGCCACGAGTGAGAAATCTATTTTTTTCATTGCGCTCCTAAAGTTGAACCGAGAAGAACCTGGCCACTGGTGGCTTTGGTTCTGCTGGTTGCGTTGCTCTGTCGTATCCGAAGATTGCTGCAACGGCCGCGTCGACTTTCCGCTTCGAGCTTGCCTTTGCAACCATGACGCCCCGAGATGATTGTTTCGTGACGCAGTTTGTTATGTGCCTTGCCATTCTTTCATCGCCATCGTGGGTGAAGCTCTGATTCACTACGGCTTCGTAGAATTTTTGCGTTGCTGGAACCATGCGCTCTGCGCTGTTTGGATATGAAACGACTGGCATGCCTTGCTCGTCTAGAACCATGAAGGTTCGCTGCCATCTTGCCGGGTCGAAGACGATCTCTCTGGTTTGGAAGTTGCTATTTCTAAATGTGTCCACGATCGTCTGTTCGACTTCGGCCACTGGCACGTGCCATCCCTGTTCTGCGTCTTCTGGTCGCTCCCAGATTCCAACAACCATGAGGTGCGGTTTGTCTCCGCCAAGCAGCCAGGCGATGAGCGCTGTGCTGTCGTTTGAGAACGCGCCATCGAAGGCGAGAATAACTTCTTCGCCTGGTTCTGGTGTTCTCTCTTTGTCGATCAAGGCTTCCCAGGATCCTGTTGGAAGCCAGGCGGTTGCTGTTGATACGAAGCAATTCGTGCGCTTGGTTCTGAATTCCGCTTCTGGCGTTCTCAATACTGCGCTCTCGAAATCTTCTGCATCGACGATGTCTGCAAATCCTGGATTCGATTCGAGCCAGAGCTGCTTATCCCTGTGGTCTGCTTCTGGGTTCTTTGGTTCCCACCAGGCAAAGAAGAACGACGGATCGACAAGTTCTCCCTTTACGAGCTTCTGGCCGTATTGGTATAAAGAATAGGCGAGGCTGTCTTGGCCGTTTGCTTGCGTCTTTACTCCTGCTGTCGTTATGCCGAGGAGAAGTGAATCGGATCGTGCTCCGCCTGCGAGCGACATAACATCCCAGAGTTCGCGGTTTGGCTGCGCATGGACTTCGTCAAAGATTACGATCGGTGAAGGGTTGAGTCCTTCTTTTGTGTATGCCTCTGCTGAAAGCACTCGATAAACGGATCCCTTGTCTTTGTATTCGATTACGTCGCGGTAAAGCGTGAACATCGAAGAAAGTTCCGGGTCAAGTTCCACCATGCGCTTTGCTGTTCCGAATACGATGCGTGCCTGATCTCGATCTGCTGCGCATGAATAAATTTCAGAACCGTTGCCGCCAAGTGTAAGCGCGGATAATCCCATCGAAGCTGCGAGCGCTGACTTTCCGTTCTTGCGTGCCATTCCAATCAGCGCGACTCTGTGTTTGAATCTGCCGTCTGCTCTTCGTGCGAGTGCGTAATTGAGAAGTTCCTTCTGCCAATCGCGCAGGTGTAAAAGTTCCCCGGCTGGTGCTGCCACTGAATCTTTGGTCACTCTGCAAACTGCTTCAGCGAATTCAGAATATAACGGGCCGTCGCCGCGTTTGCGGTCTGCCAAGTCCACCGGCGTTATCCAACGCGGCGGCCATGATTGTATTTTTTTCTTAGCCACGTGCTCGCGTCATCAATTCCTGGATGCGTGTCTGTGCCTGGACTTCTGCGAGTCCAAGTCTCGAACGCTCGACTGGGTTGAATGCGATCAATGAGAGCATCGTCGTTATCTGGTGATCAAGGTGGCGCAATGCGACGCGGTCGCGCCATTCTCCGCCTCTGAAAACTATTGCGCGAAGTTGGACTCTTTCATCCATCGTCTCGCATAGAAGCATCACTTGTTCGATGTCTGTGGTTGGAGAAATCCATGCGCGTCCTGCTTGCCAGATGCGATCCCACATCTTCTGTCCTTCTGATCCAAGTGGACGAAGTGGTTCTGGTGTTTCCTGCGCCATTGGTAATGCGATCAGGTTTGCTTTCTCTGGAAGTGGTCGCTTTCCTGGGTTTCCAAGTTTGCGCTTCTGCTCGATTGGCTTTGGGGGATTAGGCATTGTCGCTTCCTATGAAATCGTAAGGCTTGCCGGTTAGTTCATTGATTGGAAGAATTCCAGTCAGTTCTTGCCAGCGCTTGCATATAACGTCTGCGTATATCGGATCTAATTCGACAAGTGCTGCCGTCATTCCGAGTGTGTGAGCTGCGACCAGTGTGGATCCTGATCCGCCAAATGGATCCAGAACAACCGATTCACGATTTGCCGAATTGCTCAATATGCGAGTGATGAGGTTGATGGGCTTCATGGTCGGGTGTTCTGAATTTCTGCGTGGACGTGGCTCGCGGATAATGGTCGAAGATTCTCTGGCTGTTTCGATTATCTTTACGAGTTCTGTCTTGCTCAATGTGTCCAAGTCCTTCGTTGCGAAGTCGAGAACGGTTGAGTCGTTGAATGGGCCGTACCAGGGATGTGCTGCTCCTGGTTTCCATCCGTAGATGATTGGTTCATGTTGCCAGTTGTAATCCTGGCGGCTCAATGTGAAGTTGTCTTTCACCCAGATAAGAATTTGCTTGAGCATAAATCCGGAAGTCTTGAACGCTGATCTAAATGTGACGCTGCTTCCATCTGCGTGGCAGACATAAATTGGGCAGCCTTCTTTCGCGTTTGCATACATCGCTGCGTAAGTTGCAAGAAGAAACGATTCGAATTCTAAGTCGCTCATCGAGTCGTTCTGAATTGTTAGGTTCTCGTTTGTTCCGCCTTGATATGCGACGTTGTATGGCGGATCGGTGAAGATGCAATCTGCAAGTTTTCCGCCGAGTGCCTTGTTTAGAATTTCTGGGTTTGTTGAATCTCCAACGACGAGACGATGTGGCCCGAGGATCCATGTGTCGCCTTCGATGCTGTGTGCGGTTCTTGACTTTGCTGGCGCTGCATCTAAATCGCCGGCCATTGGAATCTCTTCAACCGGCATCTTGAGAATTTCTGCAATCGCTTCTTGGCTGTAGCCGGCGTCGCTTACTAATTCTGGATCAACGTTTACGAGCTGCGCGATCATCT